CTTCATTTGAGTTGCGTCAGCTTGTAGATGGCCCGGTCGCAGACCGCTGTGATCTCGTCGACCAAGTTTTCCAGCTCACGCTCGCCTCGACAGATCTTCGTTCGATGTTCGACAAGCCAAGCGCGCAGCTCTGCTACGGGCTTGACCTCCCCCTTCGGGATCTCCACGTCGGGGTAGTCGCTGACCACCCCGAACACGCCCTGGTAGCACTCGATGAACTCGTCCGTGGCGTCCACCACGTCCTCGTAGAAGCTGCCCAGCGCCATGTGCGCGGCGTAGCTCTTCGTCTTCAGGTGCGCGAAGTGCGCCGCCGTGCGGGCGGCGAAGCAGCGCGAGACGAGTTCGGCGGCTGTGCTCACTGGAACTCCGTGTGCGGATCAGCCGGGTACCACTTCCAGTCTGTGGCGGTCGGACCGGCTGCGGTCGGCGTCCAGGTGCTGGCCGAATCACCCGCCGTTGAGCAACTGATCGTGTACGGGTTGAGCACCGGCGCGGTCCAAGGGATCGAAGGCGCGACCGGCGCCCAGGGCGTCGGCGTCACCGGCACCGGGGTCGGATGTCCTGGCGCGATCGGCACGCGGCTGACTTGCTCGACCTGCTTGCGGATGCGGTCCCAGCGCTCTTGGCCGGGCGGCTCGTCGCCGAGCGCGTCGCACACGCCCTTGAACCAGACCAGGAAGTCGTTGGCGTCCATCAGCACCCCTTCTTGCCACCCTTGCCGGGCATCGGACGAGGCATGGGTTTCTGAGCCGGTTTCTTCATCAGCCTTCTCCTTGCATGAGGTGGAAGCACTTCGCGCAGTACCACTTGCCCTGCACGCCAAAGACGGCCGGTTGGCCGCAACGAAAACACTTTTCGGGGGCGCTCATGCGGCCATGTGGGTGACTTCACCCAGTCCGAGGGTGCCCAGCTTGTCCTTCCACGACTTCATCTTCGGCTGGATGTCTTTCGCACGCGGCGGCTCGCGATTCATGGCCAACTGGGCAACCCAGGCCAACGAATCGACGCAGTCATCGTGGATACCAGCAGGAAATCGCAGCATTTCAGCCCGCACCGTGTCGTACCAATCAGCGTTGTCGCTGAAACTCACCATGCCTTGCTGCATGCGCCCTTGGAGGGCTCGGGCGCGAGCCATCTTGTCCGTGATCGGCTTCAGGACTTCGATGGCCGGGTAGATCTTTCGCTCGCGCATGCGCTTCTTCAGCAGCGAGGCGAGCGCTTTGTAGATCTGACCGTCTTCGAACCCCAGAATCAGGGACGGACTATACCATTTCGAAGTTAGATTCAAGATAGATTCAACGATGAAGAAGGCGTCACCGCTCTTGAATCGCACCACTTCGGCGATGTGCAGCACGTCGTGCTCGTCCTGGAGCGCCACCGAGCCGACCGTCCAGTCGTTCTGCTGCTTCTCGCTGATCGCGAAGTCCCACGCGATGTAGACCCGGCAGTTGCCGATCACCGGCGGCTGGCCGCGCCGGAACTGGTCCTTCGTGAAGTAACTGCCGTCGTCCGGGACCGGGTTCTGCTGGTACAGCGCGCTCCACCAGCGCCCGTCCGACCCGTCACTCTTCCGGTTCAACGCCCTGATCCGCCCGAGCGCCTTCTCGTTGTAGCGGTCCGGGTGCAGGGCCTGCCCCTTGCTGCGCAGCAGCACGAGGCCCGAGTCGGGGGCCGGGGCCTCCCCTTCGGGGAGGGCGACGATCTTGTCCGTGACCGGGTCCAGGTACTCGTCCTTCTCGGCGAGCGCCGGGTACTTGATCACCTCGAACTGATCGACATCCTCGTCGCCGGACGTCAACGCCTGAGCCATCAGCGCCTGGATGCGCCCGGCCAAGTCGTCGTCGTGCCACCACGTCTGGATGATCAGCACCCCGCCGCCCGGCGCGAGACGCGTGTAGGCGGTCGACAGGTACCACTCCCAGATCTTCTCTCGGGTATCACCGCTGTCAGCCTCTTCGGCGTTCTTCACCGGGTCGTCGATGACCAGGACGTGCGCACCCTTACCCGTGATCGGACCACCGATACCGGCGGCGACATACCCGCCCCGGTGTTCCTTGATGCCCCATTCCTCGGTCGACGAGTTATTCGGGTCCAGGCGGGTTTCAAATACGCTCTGGTAACTCGCGTCGTCGATCAATTGCTTGACCTTGCGCGAGAAACCCATCGCCAAACTCAAGTTGTACGAGCAAGCGATGAATTCGTGGTCCGGAAACCGCCCCAGGTGCCAAGCAGGGAAGTTCTTGCTCGCAAGTTCGCTCTTTCCGTGCCGTGGCGGCATCAGGAGCATCAGTCGGGGGCTTTTTCCGGCCGCGACATCGTCGCTGAACTTCTCCAGGCGGCGGCAGATGTCCTCATGCACCCACCCGGCGAGGTACCGGTCGTTCATCCGCTGCACGAACGGCAGCAGACGACGCCGCGCAAGCACCCGCGAGGCGAGTTCCTGCTCCAGTTTCAGGCGTTTGACGGACAACGGCTCCAGAGGAGCCGTGTTTTCGGGGCTCTGACGAGCCTCTTCGAGCTGAGCTTCGCGGTTCGGGTTAAACCGGCTCGTCATCTTCGTCTTCCGACTCGATCAAAACCGCGTCTTCAGCCTCGCTCTTCACCTCCTGCTGAATCAGCTTGATCAAATCGGCGTCCGACAGGCGCTCCAGGCGCTGCATGACGACGTTTCCAGAGACGTTGATGTCGATCTTTTTCTGGATCGGCTCGTAGTAGCCGCACATTTTTCCGATTTCGCGCCAGCCGGCGATCATCGAAGCCGGTTCTGACATCAGCTTGGCCATTTCGACGGCCTCCAGCAGCCCGTCCATGACCTTTTTGCGGGTCATTTGCGCCGCTGCTTCGTATTTCGCTTTCTCGGCGTCGATCAGCGCGCGAATATCAGACCGCTTGATCAGGCTGTGGGCGTATCCGTTCGCAGCGCCCCACACGCGCTCGCCAGCGGCCCTTGGCGACTCGCCCTGGCCGACCAGACGCACGAATTCCTTCTGCTTTGCGGTCAGCAAGCGGGGCTTTGACGTGTCGCGTTTGGGAATGTGCGTCAGTGCTGGCATGGGTGTGGGCGGGGGCCCCGTTCGGCAGAACGAGCTGCTGACCGACCTCCTGGTCGGTACCCCGGCGCGAATCGTATCTCGAAGTTAGATATTCATCGTTCATGAACGTGTAATTCCTGGTGGCTGCGTTCTGAAAAATTTTTTGGAAAACCGCTCTTCGGAGTCGCGCACGCGGGTGAGTGAGTCTCCCCTCCCCTGCGCGCGCCGAAGCCACCCCACTTCGGATTCGGTTTCTGTGCGCAGGGAAAAGAATGCTTATCCCCTCGCCCCTGCGAATTCGTTGCACGTTGCCTCGCGTAGCTCGGCAACTCAATCCGTTGCTGGTGAGCATGTCGCTCATCAGGAGATTGCAATGAGCATCGAAACGTTTGTTCGCTTTGCGTTCCGCATCGCGATCGGGGCCACCGTCACGTTCGCACTGTGTGCGGTGTTGTCCACGTTCCTCTGGACGTGGCTGGCCTATGTCTTGGCTCTCGTGCTGTCGCTCGTCGCCGACGTGCAGATCGAGCGTCGCTACGGTAGCCATATCGACGGTGCTGCGGCATCCGTCGCTCGTGGCCTCGGTGGCTTGGTTGCCAAGTTCCAACGCGCTTAAGGAGACAGCCATGGCCATCACCAAACTCGAACTCCAGCAAGCGCTGAATGCGCGTAACGCTGAACTCGAAACCGCTCGGCTGCGCATTGCGCAGCTCGAAGGCGATGTCGCTGTGCTCCAGCGCAACTACGCCTCTGCGTGTGCAACGATCGAGGACGACGATTCGTCGCTGCGCGAAGCCGCGCTCGCTCGCCTCGTCGAGCACCACGCGGGGCTGAACAACAGCACGTGGGCTAACGTGCCGTTCGAGGAGTTCATGGAACTCGCGCGCAAGGGCTTCGCTGCGAAGCAGCCCAAGACCGACGCGCCCAAGCGCGATGCGCGCAAGGTCTACGAGTTCGATCCGGCCGTGCCGGGCGACTTCAAGCGCGCTTCCCAAGCCGCCCGCGAATGCGGTGGCGTGGTCCGGAGGGCTGGGCAATGAAGCTGCGCGACATCGAAGAACTCGTGCGCATCAAGCACGCGCTGTACCGCGAAGTACGCAGGCGTTATCCCGCCGAGACAGATTACTTCTGCGACGACGTCTGCCTGCGGTTCTTGTTAATCGAATGTGCTTACGCATTCGCTGAAGGCTGGTGGGCACAACACGTCGTGAAAGGAGATGCGAAATGAGCATTCTGCACATTTCACTGTCTGAAACGCAGTGGTTCACCTACTTTGGAGTGCTGGCATGACCACGTCATACCTCGGCGCCATCAACGGCAAGCTGCACTACGTCGTAGTGCGTGACGGCACGCAAATCAATGTGACGCACGAGAACACGACGTTCGATTACGCACAACAGGTGCTCAACAACGAACGTGACGAAGTACTGCTCGCGTACTTCACGCCTTTCGAAATCCCCATGGAGCGGGAACGCTCCGGTCGGCTCGCGTAGCTCGCCGACTCAATCCGTGTCCTTTGAGCATCTCGCTCACAACTCAGGAGATTCACATGTCTGCTTCGACTTTCATCTCGACCAACGC